TCGGAAGGCTTAAAATTTGGATTTTCTTTCTCTTCTTTTTCAATAACATCATCATACTTTTGAAAAAGTAACATTGCTACGTGCATTAGACTTTTAGCAAATGGTCCCATCTCTTTAACAGAGATAGAAAGTTCTTTTTTATCATTTATAATTTTAGCTTCTTGATCAGTAAATTTAATTACTCCATCACCTGTATTTTTATTTTGCATTATTTTCACAATATATCTCCCCGGCACTTACCACAAAGAGGGTCATTTTTTAAATTAGCATATTTTCCATTAGCATCAACAAAGTGTAAAAATAATTGTATTTGATAATCTCCTTTAAAAGGCTCTCTCCAATGTTCATAATCACATCCATTATATATTAGAATATCACCCTTTTCTAAGTGAATTGCTTTACCATCAAAAAATATGGGCCAGTCAGTTCCATCTGAATCTATAAATAGTGTTGCGGATAATTCACAAGAGGGTCTATCTTTATGTTTTTTTAATATAGCATTGTAGGTATAACATCTCCAAAAGTTATAAGTATATAATAATTTAATACCAGTAGCCTCTTCAATAATTTTATGTTTATCACTCTGTAAAAAATTAAATAATGGATCTTTGTAAAAAGCAGTATCACCATTATTATTTTGAAGCACATCAAAACTGTTTACATTGTCTTCATGTTTAGATTTTGCATAAGCTCCATAAATTTTTAATTCGTCTTCTGACAAAAAATTTTTTATAACTTTGTATAAAGATATTTAAATTATGACGAATGATAAAAATAAAGATTTAAGGCACTATCTAGGAGCCTTGGGGATATTTCTTTTGATAATATGCCTACTACTATTTTTATCCTTTGTTGAGATACCTCCAGTAAATAAAGATTTATTTGTAGCTATAGTTGGTACCCTTGTATCATCATTAGGTATGGTTGTGTATACTATTGTAGGACAACAGCCAGACGAGGTAAATAAATTACAAAAGAAAAACGAGTCGCTTACTTCTATCAACGATCAGATGGAAACTAGAAATGATCAACTTGAGCAAATGATAATTGAAATGCAAAAAGAAATGATAGATAAGCTAACAGAACTTAAATCAAATAAAAATTAATATTATGGCAAAAGCTAAAAAAACATCAAAAAAACCTGCTCCTAAAAAAGCAGCACCTGAGCCAAAGTTTAAAAGAATATGGACCGGGGAGAGATATGAACAAGTAGAAATTAAATAATTATTATTATGCCAACAGTAAAATTACCTAACGGAATGAAAAGAACTTTTCCTTACAATGCAGTAGGAAAAGCTCAAGCTGATTCTTTTTCAAAAATGATGGGGGGTAAGAAAAAAAATAACCCTGGATATGGAATGGAAAAGAAAACTAAATCAGGATATTAATGGCTAAAGGTAGGACCAAGAAAAAGGGAAATAAAATTTGTCCTGCGGGAATCGCATGGGCAAAACGCACCTTTGATACGTATCCGTCTGCCTATGCAAATATGGCAGCCAGTAAGTATTGCAAAGATCCTAACTACGCTAAAAAATCTAAAAGATAATGGACGGAAAAAAACTCAGAGAGATAGCATCTCAACTTAGAAAAGCATCTGCCATGCACAAAGCTCAAGCAGGAAAAATAGATCGTATGATCAAAAGCATGGGTTCAGCTAATGGCAAGAAGAAGAAATAGAGACCCCAGAATAGGTACAGGTAAAAAACCCAGGGGCTCAGGAAGAAGATTATATACGGATGAAAATCCAAAAGATACTGTTAGTATCAAATTTGCAACTCCGGCTGATGCAAGAGCTACGGTTGCCAAAGTAAAAAAAATTAGAAAACCTTTTGCTCGTAAGATCCAAATCTTAACGGTGGGTGAACAAAGAGCTAAGGTTATGAAAAAATCAGTAGTAGTAGATATCTTCAGAAGAGGTAAGGAGGCTATAAGAAAATTAAATAAAAAGAAATGAAAGTAAATAAACAACCAATGTGTCAATGTGGAAATACATCAAATCCGGATGGACATTGTGATGGATCACATTTAAATAAATAGTCATGAGTAAACTTCATAAAAAAAACCGAAGAAAAGGTAAAACACCTTTTGGTATGCTAAGTGTAAAAGCTGGAATAGATAATAATCCTAATCCAACACAAGCAGACAGAATTGCTGGAGCTCAAATGAAAAAATAAATGGGTGAGCTAAAAAAATGGCGTGAACAAAAGTGGGTTCGTATTGGTACGGATGGAACAATAAAAGGTCCATGCGGGACAAGTAAAGATAAAAAGAATCCAGATCGTTGTTTGCCTTTAGCCAAAGCAAGAAGATTATCAAAACGTCAACTAGCAGCAACAGCTAGAAAGAAAAAAAGAGAAGGAGCAAGAGGTAAAACAGTTGTGTCAAACACAAGAGCTGCAAAAGTAAGGAATGCATAATGGCAGATAAAAGTAAAATGAAATGTAATGTCGTTACCAAAAGCGACAGAGCCGGGAAAAAGAAAATGGTAAAAGCTTGTTCCGGAGGTAAAGAAAAACTAATACATTTCGGAGCTTCAGGATACGGACATAATTATAGTAGTGCTGCAAGAAAATCTTTCCGTGCTAGACATAGATGTGACTCGGCAAAAGATAAAATGTCTGCTAGATACTGGGCGTGTAAAACTTTATGGTCTGGTCCTGGTGGGTCAACAAAAAGTAGTCCCAAAAATAGGCAAGGAAAATATTAGTATATTTGTTTAATTAAAATTAATATTATGAAACATCAAGGTTACAATGCAAGACTAGACGAATCTCTAGGAATGCGACATGGAAAAAAATCTCAGTCTTTTAAAGCTAGAAGAGATGAAAGCAAAGCAATGTCTAAAAAAATGTACGGGCATGCATACGGTGCTGACCATTCTATGAGTTACGAAAAAAGAAGTGTTAAAGGACACATCGGATCATTACTCAAGAAATAATGGCAATGAACGGTAGAACCAAGAAAGGAGGCTTTCCTATGATTGCAAAAAAAAATCAGGGTAAGTTTACTAATTGGGTAAAGAAAAATATGCCTGGCACATCAACGTGTAATGCTGCAGCAAAGGTTATGAAAAACAAAAATAAGTTTTCCAAACCTGTTGTGGCTATGGCAAATTATGCTAACAATTTTGGATGTAAAAAATAAATATGAAATCAAGAGGATTCGGAGACACGGTACATAAATTTACAACTGCCACTGGAATTAAAAGAGTAGTAGATACTGTTGCCAAGGCAACAAATACTGATTGCGGTTGTGATAGAAGACGTGATACATTAAATCGATTAATACCTTATAAATAAAATAATATGGCTTATCAAAGATTACAAGCTGGCAAAGCATGGCAAGTTTACAAAAGTGATAATACTGATATTCCAAACATTGGAGTTGGTGGTGCAACTGGCACAACCACATCAGGAAGTACCACACAACTTATAGATGCAAACAGAACAGGAGACGATCCTGATAATATGGTCACACTCAAATTTACTCTAGCCGGTATCAAGCCAGGAATGATAGCCGTTAACACAACCGATGGAAGTCAAACAACTATCAGTAGAGTAGTAAATGACACAACCTTGGATGTAGATAATAATATTTTTTCTTCTACTGCAAAAGCGTATGCTATTTACGGAGGAGATCAAGAAGGAGCTGTTCTTTATATTGGAGGAGCAGGCAATTTAAAAGTTACAACTGTGGCTGGTGATACAGTTACGTTCAATGCACTTAATGCTGGAACATTTTTTCCAGTGCAAGTGAAAAAAGTTTTTGATACTGGTACTAGTGCTACTAATATCGTTGCACTATGGTAATAGGTATAATTATAAATTTATAATATGCCAGGACAGATTGCCATAGGAATTTACATCGCTAACGATTTAATTGCACCAGGACAGATCAGCGGTTTAAATATAATAACAGAAGCGAGTGCCCAAATCGTAACTGAAGGGGGCAGTCCACAAGACATGGTAACAGAATAAAAATAAATTATGGCAGTTAAGTTTTCACAATTCACACAAAAAACCGATGCTACTTCTACATCGGTAACAGAGATAGTAGGGTATTTATCTTCGGGTAATTTAAATGTTAGAATAGCGCCTTCTACTCTAGATACAACATACACGTTTGGAACAACCAACGGCAGCTCTCCTGTACTTACTTTAGCCGGAACAAAAACAGGAGAGACTATTGCCGATACGGTAGTAACATTAACATCCACAGGAGGTACGACATTAACTGGTTCTAGTAGTAATGCAATAGCAATCGATAGTGTAACATATGCATTAGAGGCTGGAACCAAGGCGGGCTCATTAGTTCCAATAAACCTTAATGCTTCTGGATCTTTTACTGATTCTGTAGTAAACTTAAAAGAGGGATCAAATATAACTTTAACACAAAACTCTGCTACGGAGATTGAAATATCTTCAACCGGTGGCGGCGGTGGCGGTGGAGTTAGTTCAGTAGGACTAGACGTTTCAGCCTTTGCTGCGTTTTCAGTCACTGGATCGCCTGTTACTTCTTCTGGTAATATTGCGTTAACAATAAGTGGTGGATCATCTGGTCAATATTTAGATTATCAAGGTAATTGGTCTACTCCAGCAGGAGGTGGAGGCGGTGTAACCAGCTTCACTAATGTCAATGGAACATTTATTTCTGCAGGTACAGTTAACTCTAGCGCAACTGGAGCTGTGACTATGGGAACTATTGATTTGTCAGCAACTGGAACACCAAGTGCCTCAACATTTTTGAGGGGTGACAATTCGTGGGCAACTCCAACAGATACTAATACAACTTATACAGTAGATGTTCCAGCGGCAACAACAAACATAAACCTTGCAGGAAGTGATGGAACAAACGATGCAATTACATTAACAGGAGGAACTGATATAGGTGTTACAAGAACTTCAGATAGTGAGTTAACAATAGCTTATACTGGATCAGCTGCTGGCACTACAAAATTAGTGGTTACTAAAACAGGAAACAATTCAGATACTGTTTTCACAGATATAACAACAGGCTTGACTTTACCAGTTTCTAATTCAAACTATTATGTTGATGTTTACATTTCAGGGGTTTATCAAGCAAAATCAACTTATGCATATACCACTGCTAATAATGGAACGATAACTTTTGATTCTGGATCCGTGCCACCTGTAACCGCAACTAATG